TTGTGCGTAAGTTTTGCGCCAATACCATAGCCACCGCCTTGATCGGCAGAACCAGCAGTATATGTAGCGTTAAGATCGGCGGTTGTTGCAACGCGAGCAGAGGCGTGTGCGTTATTTGATGCAATCGGGCCAACAATTCCCTGAACACCCTGAGTACCTTGAGTTCCTTGAACGCCCTGCACTCCTTGAGTACCTTGTGCGCCAACGGTTCCTTGAATACCTGTTGTGCCTTGGTTGCCTTGTAATCCCTGCAACCCAGTAAATCCTTGAGTACCAGTTGTACCTTGATTGCCGTAATGACCTTGAACGCCTTGCAATCCTTGAACGCCCTGTGAGCCGATAGTTCCTTGAGCGCCAACAGTTCCCTGTGTACCAGTCGCGCCCTGTGTGCCTGTCGTGCCTTGCGAGCCAGTCATGCCCTGAGCGCCAACAGTTCCCTGCAAGCCGAGCAATCCCTGAACGCCTTGAGTACCTTGAACACCTTGAACGCCTTGTGTGCCTTGCGTTCCAGTAGCGCCTTGTGTTCCTACCGCGCCTTGAATACCTGTGTTGCCCTGTACGCCCTGAGTTCCCTGTGTACCCTGCAAGCCCAATAGACCCTGAGTACCTTGAACGCCTTGAACTCCCTGTGTTCCTTGTAGCCCCTGAACACCTTGAGTTCCTTGTGTGCCTTGGTTGCCCTGAATACCTTGAGTTCCCTGTACGCCCTGAGTGCCTTGAGTACCCTGAACACCTTGAACACCGCGAACGCCAGCAGAAGCAACAACAATCTGAGGTGTGACGGGGCTTACATTGATGTTATCGGTCATCGAGATACCTCAGCATTAACTTGAACAGTTCCGACACCTAAGAAGATAGAAGCGCCGCTAGAAGGCGTAAGTTTAAGATCCCATTCGTACTTGCCGGGAGCGCAGTTGATTGTGGTATCTACCTGCACCTGTGGAAGCGAGTTAGGATTGAAAGTAATGCCATTGCCAACTGTTAGAGAAAGCGCAGTTGTCTTAGCGAGCGCAGATGTACGGAACTGAAGGATTGGCGTATATCCAGCCAATGAGATCAGCGTTCCAGTTGAATCTGTATAGGAGAAAGTAATAGCCCATTCCTGATTTTGGCGAACTGTAATGTTAAGCGGATCAGGCGTTTGGCTTATCGCTTGTGATGGCATCAGGTTCTCCAATGAGTGTGTTGCATTTCGGGCAGATTCGGGTGGACTTAGGTGCTGGCATCCTGCAATTAGGGCAGAACACCGCAAGCGCAGAAAGGTAATTCAACGCATTTGAGCCTTCACTCAGTTCTGTTACCGCCCATACCATTGCATCCATGCGGTCTGGGGATTTCGTGCTTGTTCCCGGCTCGTATTCGCAGAGTTCATCTTCTAGTTCGGGGAAGTACCCAACCATGTGAAGTTTGCCTTGCTCAGAGAGTGCGGCGATAGGTTCTGCTCTTACTGCTTTACCGCGTGATGCGGTGACTTTCTTTACGGGTACTGTATTTTTTACTTGTTGCAAAAGATGAACTACCAAATCGCCGCCGTTATTCGTTTCAGCGATGATGCGGTCTGCTTTGTGTAGTTCAAAGGCATATACGGCTTTCTCAGCCCATACTTGGGGAGTAGCCTTGAGGGTGTAATCAGCAAGAATGTAATAGTGACCGTCTGGACTCATGCCAGCGACCACAATACCTGTTGAGTCTGATTCATCTCCAGAGGTAACTGCGGGGTCAATACCAACAACAATACGAGTGAGGTGCGGCGGTTCTTTAACGCGAGCAGTTTCAAGCAAGCCACGCGACCAAAGAGCGCCGGGATTGTCATCGAGGATTGCGCCGTAGAGTTCTTGTTGCCCTAAACGAGTTCCTGCATAGCGTTCCTGCATCTCAATAAGCGCAGATTGGGAAAGGTTCTCAGCATTGTCAAAAGTTGAGCCGCGAGTAATTACGGTGGATTCGCGCTTAACGAGGTCTTTAATAAGTTTAGTTGGGCGAGGCGTTGTCGTGATGACCGTCTGGGTGTGATCGCCTAAACGCAAGCCGAATTGAAGTTGGTTCCAAGTATCGTCATATTGCCAAGCGGCGAGTTCGTCAGTCCAAGCAAAGTGGAACTGTGGGCCACGAAGGGAATCAGGTGTATCAGCCGAGAAGGTCTGAATGATACTGCCGTTCTTGAGCGTAAGGATGCCGTTGGACTTGTTCCAGTCTTTAACCGCATCGTACTCACGCAGGATGCTTAGGATGCCTGATACGCCCTCTACGCAGACATTTCGAGTGTCTGAGAAGGTACGAGCAACAATGGCGCAACGAACACCATCATTTCTGACGGCTTTAGCGGCGAGCCATTCAGCACCGAGGCGAGTCTTGCCAAAGCCTCTGCCAGCCATTACCAGCCAATTAGACCAGTTACCTTCAGGTGGTAGTTGGTTCGGCCTCGCTAGACCCTTCTGAGGATGATGCCACTTCAGGTAGCGAAGTGCGGTCAGGTCGGGATTCAAGTTCTGCGCTGAGTCGCTTAATTGCTTCATCAACAGTTTCCCCGTTTCCAACTACGGCAGTTCGACTCGTAGCGTTGCCTTCTAGGAGTTCTGTCTTGTCAATCAAAATGCCCAAGGTGATTGCGGCTTCTCGCGCCTTTAAGTCCTCGACGATTCCGTCTAGGTGGCGCAAGACTTTGTTGCGCAATGTCTTTAGTTCTGTGATAAATGATTCACGGGTTTCAGGTACAAGTTCTGCTGCTGCTATGGCGAGATCACTTGAAGATTCTTTTATGTCACGATTTTCTGCGACCCACTTGCTGAGGGTGGCTTGGGCTATACCTAATTGCTCAGAGGTTTGTAAGATGTTCCCGCCGTTAGCCTCAAGGGTTACTAAAGCCTCGGCGCGGAATTGTTCGGTGTAAGCCATAATGAAATCTTACAGGGTCTTATCGGTAAGGGCTAATCTCGCATCTAGGAGATCATCAACGCTTGCAAGGTAAAATTGTCTTTGTTGGTAAGTCAGGCGATTTCCATAGCGATCTTGTAAGCGTTCGCGCAAATGAAAAAGCGCTTCATCTATCTCTTCAAGAGTGGCTTCTTCAGTTACCATGATCCTATTCCAGATACACGCCAACCAATTATAGGAACTATAAGTGACATAAGATTAAAAATCAAATCCGTTGGCGATGCGGCAACTTCTCGTAAGCATCTTGTAAGTCATCCAGTTCATACCAGCCATCATAAGACTTGATCTGCTCTTGCTCAATCCAGCGATATACGGTTCGGGTTGTCACCTTGTAAAGCAATGATGCTTGTACGGCGTTAATCCTAGGCATTAAAGGGAACCTGCTATTTCGTCAGGCTCAAAAACAGGAACGCCAAAACTTTCCTCATCACCATTACAAGCAAATGGAGAACAGGTAAAATCTTGTTCAAATAGATGAAGTTGATTTTCTTCCATCATGGCTTCATTTTCTTTGCGTGATTTAATTTCTAAGGGTGCTTCATCTAAGGGCATATAAGACTTATGAAGATAAAATAGGTTGTTTTTTGTGCGAGGCTGGTTGGCGTGAAACTCCCGCATTTTTTTATCAAATTCAACTGCATCGGCAAATTCAGCAGGGTTGTTATCTCTTAAATCACGCCATTGTTCATTAGTTCTAAAAGGGCAACCAATGCAAGCACTTTTTGGAGTGTTCATAATGCCGTTTTCTTCAAGAAATGCCAAAGCGTTTTTTCTTGTCCATTTCAAATCTAATAAAGGAAATTCATTTTTAATATACTGAACGCGCGAATCTTTGGCGCGTTGAATTTCATCCAAACTTATGCCTATCCATTGTTCGGCAACTTTTTTGCCTTTTACTCTGCCAACAGATCCATTTTCTTGAATTTCCGCACCAAGCAATTCTCTAATCTTACGCATAATTGGAACAATCTTATATTCGTTTGTGCATTGCCTTCTAGCCATGCCAAAAGTTCCATCATTTTTTCTTACAAATAATGGCATTGAAGCAAAATTATGGTTTGGGTCTAAGGCATCCGATCTAATGTTGCCTACTGATACGCGATAAATTGGAATTCCTGCTGGCTGAGCAAATTCTTTTTCAATCCTATCTAAATGGTCATAAACCTCTTGAGGTTCCCAACCCGTATCACTAAAGATTGCCGCATCCAGTTTTGGCAAAACACCCTTTGCACTCATAATTAACAAAGCGGATGACTGAACGCCAGCACCCAAACTTAAAATTTTCATTTAGTTTCCAATACTTTTCCGAGCAGCCTCCAGCGAGTTGAATCCCATACAGTTCCGCAGACTCTACAAGTTACCTCTAGGGTTTTCATTTGAGGATTGACTTTGAGTTTAGCGCTACAAGGCTTCCCGGCTTCATCAATCGTAGGGCAAGAGCCAATAACAATATCTTCAGACTTATGCCCTAGAACATAGTTGATCTTGTTGCTGACTGTAATGATGTGGGTCGTAAGATCGGCAATATCGCCGTATTCATCGTAAATCCATTTCTGGCGCTTGATGTGATACTCGCAAGTAATAGTGATGCGATTGATTTCCTCACCGCGCCAAGTAATGCGGGTTTCTTGGCGTAGTTTGCGAATTTCGGCTTCGTGCATCATAAGAACGGAGGATATACCACCTGTACGCAAATGCAGCGTTTCTATTCTAACTGGAAGTGGGGGTGTCTTAGATCCTGATACTCGCTCGCCTTGCGCGCCACTACTGGGAGATAACTCTTCTTCGAGTTCGTGATAGCGCGCTGGAAACTTACGCAGTTGTTCTACGGCAAAATTCCAGCACGATTCACATATCTCGCGTTCAGATTGACGGCGGCAATTAAAGCATTTCATTTAAGAGCGTTTAGCCTTCAATGCTTCTACATCGGCAGGGTTGTAATAAACCTGCTTGCCTTTTTTCTCAACCCACACCAACTGCTTGCGGTGTTGAAGTTGATGGAGGTTGTTCTTGGTAATGCCAAGAATCTCGCATACTGTTTTAGAGTCAATTAGTTCCATGTGTTAGTCCACTCAGGCTCATCATTAACAACAGGCTTTGCTTTCTTAGCACCAACAAGTTCAAGAGTGATGCTATCTGCCTTGATTTCTAATCCTTGCTTGTCGGTTCCGTCTTTGGCTTTGTAGTTGGACTGCTTAAATGCCCCAGTAACCTGAACACGCTGACCTTTTGCGATTGAATCGGCAACGAGTTCTGCTTGCTTGCCAACAACCGATACAGAGAACCAAGTAGTGATTCCATCTGTCCAATTACCTGCCTTATCTTTCTCGCGCGGTGTATAGGCAAGAGAGAAGCGGGCAACACCAAATGAGCCGTTCTTTCCGTCATAGAACTTGATCTCAGGATCAGTTCCTACATTTCCGCTAACCGTGATTGTTGCCATGTCATGCCTCCAATTTGTTGTAATTGCCTTCGTTATCTAACACTACTACCTCTACGCCATGCAGGTGTAAGGGGTATTCGGCGGGTTCGGCCCAAGAAGGAACCATCCAGCCTTTCACCGTAGCCAATGTTGGCTTTAGATGAATACTATTTGTGCCGAGATTATGGCACTTATGATGAACCGCGATCAGATTGGCAACCTCATCCTTGCCACCACGCGATTTGAGTTTTCTATGATGCAAAGCAAAGTCATCGCCGGGCAAGCCACACGCTTCACAATAGCCTTTAGCGCGAGCCAATACAGTTTCAGCAATCTTTTTATCCACGCTTCACCTGCTCATAGAAATAAAACGGCGCTGAGGTGTATGGATCTTTGCTTGCTGCTATTTCCAATGCTTCTTCAAGAGTTGCTTCATGTGCCAGCGCGCCAAGAGCGAGGCTAGAACCCGATCCAATAGCGTAATGACCGCTATCGTCAAGGCTAATGGCAAAATCGTCAGCCAAATCAAACACTTCACCACCAATGGCGATGAGGAAAGAGAATCGTGTTTCTTCATCTTTGTCACCTTCTAATCTAAAATCATTATCTTTGAAACATTGCTTGAGAGATGGAACTACCTTGGCGATCATAAAGTGATACAGGTCTTTGCGATCCTCAACTGTTGGCTTAGGTGGAATCCAAATGTGTTGGGCTATGTCGCAAGCCGCGCTTAATCCAGCCCCGGCAATTAGATACTGACCGCGCTCGCTGACTTTAACCATGCGAGGATGTGAAAATTTGCGAGTTGCCGTAACTTGACTATCTGCACCTATGACCACGCGATCTGCGTATTGAATGGCAACTATTGTGGTCATGGGGATACCTTACACCATTGTAATTAGATAAGGGCGGGAGCAAGAGAACTGGAGGTTTCTTTGCTCAACCGCCCTTGTGTCCTAGTGGAACGGCACTAGGAACATCAGTACCAGTAGTGGCTATGCCAGAACTGGAGAGCCTTGCAGGGTGAACCGTACCTATCCCGGACATAGTTCAACCCAACTTGGATTTGCTTTTCAACGGTTACTTTTGGATCGAGTCCTAATTTCTGCGGAATACCGCCAGCGTAGAACTTAACCCACTTGCCATTGATAAACATTTTAACGGGTGTGTGATTCTTGGCATCAGGCCGCCAGTTAGACTCGTTTTGCCAAAGAGTCTGCAAGCATTTCCATTGCGAAGCCCACCCGTAATTATTTAGTTGTAGTTTGGCATAATGCTTTGCCGCCATTGGTGTTCGTTGTACGAACATCTGTTTTGGTGCTAGTGCGTATGACGGATTAGCAAGCGCGAGTCCTACGGCTATTGCCGCTACTAGAAGGAGTCGTGCTTTTACTCTCAGCGCGAACCAATCGCCGCCTGACCTAGTGCGCTCATCGTGTGCCTCCATTGATTGAAGTGTGCATTTCTGCATCCCCTTTCGTTGGTTGTGCGGTTATTGTAGAGCAAGCCGAGCAAGGGCGGTCAAATACGATCCATTCCCCGCATGAGTTGCATCTGCCTATATTCCATTCAGAGTTCATAAGATCAAATCATCTATTAAATCTTCAAGCATCTGGATATCACCTGAGTTATCAACGGTGCGATCAAATACCCAATCATCCATAGCGGTTTCAGAAGTGTGTTGATTGGCGGGCTTGGTGTTAAGGCGCTCGACTCTCCAAATCTCACCAAAGAGCCACTTAATCTCTTGAGCCTCATCTGGGAATCGAACATCTGTAACCACGATCTTATCGCCAGCCTCAACATCGCCTAGCGCCATCTCAATCCACAACTGAGGATCAATAATGTTGCGGCCTACTTCAGTACCAAGCACTTGAAGCAATCGGCGAACTTCTGGAACTTTCTTGGCGGCTTCCCAACCAAAGTCATCAAAATACTCTGAAAGATGAAGCGGGAACTCTGCGCGTACCGAGATAATCGGATCAAGCGCAAACAGGCACTCTCTGATCTTGTCAGCAAATGCTACGCGCTTGTAGCCGTGATGCTGAACAAGAATGTTGGCAACCGTATCTTTACCGCTTTGTGCGTAACCGCTAAGCCCAATAATCACTTCCACCACCCCTTTGCCATTCCAAATCCATAGATACCAAGCGCAAGACCAATAAGATCAATCGCCACTAAATAATAAACAACCCAAATTCCTATCATTCGTCATCCTCTTCTGGATCAGGAATATCAATACCCTCATCCTCTTCTTCTTCAATACCAAGCGCGAAGTTATCGCCACTCATCCACATTGGATCGCGCATTAGTGACCTCCCCAACCTGTGCCTCTGAAATGAGCAGGTGTGGCTTGGAACTGCTTGCTCATCTGCTGACCGCATACAGGGCAGTTAGGAATAGATGAATCTTCAAACGATTGGTACATCTCCACCATTGCATAATCGGCGGGGCATCTGTATTCGTAGTTAGGCATTAGAAAAGTCCAATCTGCTCAATGGTTGAAACGACCCACACGATGCAATCGTTTCCGTTTTCATTCTTGCGGGTCTTGCCGGAATCGTAGATAAAGTTTTCCTTGAGCAACTTGCCGCGAGTTGGGCGAAGGGTATCCCCGCTCATCTTGAGAGCAAACTGCATCTCTTGATCTGTTGCTCCCTGCTCCATGCGATCAATAAGAAACTGATACACGCGGGCTTTGTGAGAACTCATGTGTGGTGCTGATTTTCTCTGGGCTTCAATAGATGTGGCTCTCATTTTTGACCGAGCGCAATCTGGGCGCACAAGTCCTGCACCTGTAAGAGTGAGTTCTCCAGCCCATTCTTCACAATCTGCTTACGGCGCGTTGTGAGATCAAGGGCGCAAATCTCTTCATAGATCGCCAAGCGAACGCGAGCCTGAATAGCCTTGACCATCTGCTCAACTGCTTCTTGGCCTTCTGGAGTATCCAGCACCAACTTAGCGCCGTTGATCTTCCAATGGTTCTCTTTACAAATAACTTTCATCAGTCAGCCTTTCCTCGATCATGAATATAAGTTGTAGGAATCCTATACTGAATATAGGGATTGCAATTAAAACTAGAGCAACAATCATTTATGCC